AGTATTCTGATCTTTCATAATTTGAGGTAAATCTTATTATATAGGAGACATAATATCAATATTATATCATATTTTTCTTCATTATTTTCTAATATAATCATTCAACAAATAGAACCAAATACCAAATAATAACATTATAGTAAATATTCTAACATTTTCCCAATTAATAACAATCATAATAAAATTGCACCAATTATTAATCCTTTAGCAAATGAAATACAAAGTAATTGATAATCAGTTAAATTAAATTTCTTCTGGAATTTAGAAACTAGATCTCTATCCCATTTAACAACTCTATCAAAGATTTCCTGTGTTTTATCGGGCAATCCCATTTTTCTGAAAAAGTGAAAATACTATTTATTCAACTTTTTCAAAAAGACAAAAAACTTAAAAATCAGGATTTATAAGTTAATCCAGTTGTTGACCATTCAGTATATTGTATAGATTGGTCTCTTAAATCAATTCCATCCGCAGTTATGAATTTTCTTACTCGGTCACATCTTTCGAATTGGTTGCATAATATCCTGCTACAAATAATGTCAGTGAGAGTACCGTTGCTAGAAAATACATACTGCAAGTTAATTCTGAAATCAGATGTGTTATACCCATTATGCATGATGCCATCATGTTCTATCATATCATAGATGTTATACATTATATATTCACATTGCTCAAGTGTCAATAGATTGTAACGCTTTAACCCAAATATATGTTTGTTCGCACCCTGATAGTATGATGGTCTGATCTTCTTCGTCATCACCATATCATCACCAGTCATCTCCTTAAATGCTGACTTCTCATACTGTCTCATACCACTGATGACTTTTGGATATTTCAAATCCATATCAAATATCACCTTGTCAGGACAGATAGTTAACCGACCACCTACATGCATCTTATTTCTTGTGCTATACTCACTCAATTCTGATAACAGTGAACTATTGAATGATGATAGATCATATTCTTTGGCAACAACAGTAATACCATTTACTGTACCATACTGGTCATGGGTCATACCCACCAAATGTGGACCAGTTTGCCCCTGTGGATTAATACTCAAAACATTTTCTATTTTCTCCCACACATCATTCAAATGTTTTGTGTTTGTTCCCTTAATATAATGTGGTTTCTCTGTAAGCAGTACATCATATGAAAGATCGAACCTAGTAACGTATGATTTTATCTCATTTTCATTTGTATGGATGATGCCAAGTACCTTGTACTCATTTTTAATTGCGTCTCTAGACCTCTTTACATACTCCCATTCAAGTACTTTGTTCAAATTCTGCTTTGTAACAGTGGATATTGTAACAGGATTGTATTGTGGATCAACCAATGGTGTATATAACCATGGCATTTCAGAATACTCATCCAACTCTGTTTGAGCCGTGAGACTGTATCTCTTATGAAATGTGTAGGTGTCAGAGAATATCATTCGTTGGAATCTATAACTTGTCCTTGATCATTAAACACTGCATAATATATGTACATCTCTGGATCATCAGCAACTTGTGCTTGTGATTCAGGAAATGTATCAGCAACAAACTGCATAATGTCACTCAACTCATCCAACACAGTAACATGCCATTCACCATTAATCAATTGATTATACATGTCTGCTGGAATAGTGTCAGCATAAATTGCTTTTGATGCATTTATCTTATCAACATCACTACTATCAGTCCACCCAGTAGTACGAAGAAATAATACAGGTTGTTGTATCTTTGCAGCATACTTACCAATAGCAGTCTCTAGATCATATACTTGATAGTTTGTACTAATAGTCATTATTCTTCTCCGAGAGCATCAAATTCTTCTTGAGTATAAAGTTTAGTATAATCTATACCACCAGCAACAAACTCCTCTAGTTTTATTGTCTTCATAAATGTTCTCAATTGTTCACTAACAATCTGTGTACTATCCTTATAACTATCACGTAATTCATTCATAGCAAGTAATCTAGTGTTCCAAACATCTGTTGCAGATTCAACTGGAGTTTGTACCCACTGCTTATCATCATCTGCTTTAAGATATTCAACAGCATTACCATCAGCATCTTGACCGTTAGGATATTCTGTACGATATGTTTTAGGATCAACTGGCCACTTCATAGTAGTTATATCTTTAAAGAAATCAAGTGGTCTAGTAAATTCTTGTGGTTTCTTTATCAATAATGTTCTTAACTCTGATCTATATTTCTTCCACTCATCCTTCTCACCAGTATAACTATCATCTATGTCAGGTAAAATTCTCCAATCACATGCTTGCAAGCATATTTCTTTCTGTCTTTTCTTCTTACCATAAGTTTGATCAAAGAATAATAGTTCATCCTCAACCTTATTGGTCATCTGGATAGTTTCTACATTCTCTACCCAATTCAGTGCATCAAGAAACAAAATTATATTATTCCTCAACTCAAGTATTTCGTTTTGAGTTGGAGCAGTGAATTGATATGAATTATAATAATTTGATTTAGAATTAAAATCATACTTCAATTTCCTACGTTGTGCAAAGCATGTATTGTCAGTATAGAATATAACTGTTTCTAATTCATCCTTACCAGGATCATGCCAGTATGAACCAACAACATCTGTTAAGAACTTATCTATCATAGACTTTCTAAATTTATACTTTGGTACTTCATACCTAACCGCATTAGGATTAGTACTTGGAGGTGGAATAAGAAATTGTTTATCATGATAGACTGCTATCTCATTAACAAAATCAACTTCAAGCATTGCTTTTCGTATCTCTGCTGCAAATACCATTATTTCTCTCCAGATTTAGTATACCATCCTGTCAATATATATTTATCTTTGTCACCACACAGCAGTCCACCTCTATGTGTATGAGTAAAACCAGCAGGCCAAAAGACTACAGTACCTTGTGTTGGTTTGAGTCTTCTCTTTTGATATAAAAATTCAGTTTCTCCTCCGTCTTCAACATCATTAAGATATATCATCCATACTAGTGCTCTTTGAGCATAATAATATGATCCATTCTCGTGATGCCATATATGATATCCACCACCAGGTTTTGTTCTTTGGAACTTACAATCTGATGACATAAAACCCATCCTCTGCAATACACTATACTTATCAAGATAATGTGTGACACATGCTTTAAGAAATTGATTGCATTGCGTAGTCCAACCAGAATCAGTATAATTTAATAGAAATGATTCATCTTCACGATTATGCTTACCATTGTACATAGATTCACCATCCATGTACACTATTTCATTACTTTGATCAGATGTAATTGGCATTACATCATTAATGATTGGATCTATTTTGTCAGTTAATTTCTGATCAAGCATAGCATCACCAAATTTTATTATCCTGTCACACCATGGTTTAGGTATAAAGTTATCCCATACACCAATAAAGTCATCAAAAGATGCTTTAGTCAACTTATCATCCTTCATCAAATTAAGAGGACGATAAGGTGTCAAATTTTCTGTCATAATTAGAATGCTTTAATAATATATTTTACTTTGTGGAATTTATTAACCAACTCAACCTTTCTGTTAGGATGGAATGCTACATTAGGTGCAGGTAGTTTTGTACCTTTATTTAGGGTGAATTCACCAACATTTAATTCAAGATTAACATCTCCTTGATTGAATGTAATTGCTTTCTGTTCAGAAGCAGTACCAAGTCCTTGCTTTTCTCCTGGACCATCAGCATTACCATAACTATAATCAGCATTTAAGTCTGTTAATGGCATATCAGATAAGTAATGATTATGTTCGGCAATTGATGCATTAAGTTCATCCTCATATATTTTAGGTGGTGAATATTCAAGTACTCTAAAAGTACCTGGTTCTGTATCAATAGCAGCCATTACTTTAGCATTCCATATCTCATAAGTACCATCCATTTGTTGATCTAGTGATCCTGCTGTTGTAGCAGTACCTGCAGTACCTGCTGCTATTCCACCCGAATTTAATGAATAAATTGTAGTTGTACCAATATTCAAATCAACGAAGAAGTCATCTTTAACAGCGTCACCTGGATGTACCCACCATGTTTTTGCTGATATAGTTAAAGCACCAGCATCCTTACCTTGATCATGATCTTCATCTATAGGTAGCATCATTATATCTATCAATTCTTCAAGACTTTGTACATCAAATACTGAATCCCATTCTTGTTGAAAATCTGGCATAAATCCTAGGAGAATACCTATCCATTGATCCCTTACTGTTGATTTGGTATCCCAAAAGTCTAAAGTTTGACTTGGTTCATTAAAGTATAGTACAGGTCTGTTCCAAGGTGCATCATTAGTTTCACCATTAGGAGCCCATGGACTTTCTGCTGGATATGCTACACGACCTAATCTATCACCTAACCAGTTTAAACCTGCAGTAGGTGTGTTTTGGAAATTATATGGAGTATAACCAAACAATGCTCTTTGATTCCATGCAATTAAAGGGTCACCACCAGGACCAGCTGTAACAGCACTAATATAGATATGCTCGTGTGATGGTATATCCACTTGTGTACTTGATAGTGGTCCAATTGTAGCAGTAACACTACCAACAACCTCAAATTCTATATCTACAACAATATCATCAAGTACTACAGTTCTAACTGTACCAAAATTAAAGAAGTCACTGGTTATACCTGATGTATCTTGAGGATCGTCACCTATTATCTGCTGATATGGATTAGGATCACCTGCAGTTACATCCACATCATCAACATACCAATATCCACCAATACCACCTGCTTCTCTAGCATTAAATGTTTTAGTAGGATGTATTCCAGTATCTATTGGTAATATAGTTGATGCTCCTCTATTACCATCTACCTGACCAGGACCAACCATCCTTCTATTTCTATAATCTGGTACTCTAAACTTACCAGTATATACTTTAGTAGTGTTATTCCATTCACCAAAGTCATTTGCATCATCAGTTGGTTTAGCATAGTTATTCTTAATAACCCACCATAAATCAGGGAAATCAGCAACATTATACTCTGAACCATCACAATCCAAATAACCAGGATATCTTGCATCTAATCTACCTTTATTAGTAGATCCCTTCAAATCACCATACTGTTTCATTGGATCTTGTTCACCAACAACATCCACACGATCTTTAAGTATTGGTATAACTGTACCAATAGCATATCCATCCTCTTTACTCTCTCTAATCTCACCAGATCCACCACCTGACATGTCAACAAATGCAGTCTTCTTACTATACCAACATCCTTTAAGTTCTGGTGGTGGTGGCACAACAGCATAATTTGTAGCAGTCCATGTAAATGGATTATTTGTAGTACCAGTACCAACTGTTACAGATGTTGTTGCTACTCCTGATAAAGTCTGATTGGTTAATATTTGTAATTGGAAAGAACTATTTGTATCATCATCAAATGCTACTGGTCCTGCTACAAATGGACCAAAGTCAACAGATATCTTTGCATCATTAGTAGCATTGATAGTGATAGGTCTATTGATACCTGTTATTGGTACAATACTACTAACAACAAGAGTATTTGGAGCAGTTCCTGTTAAATCTCCTGGTGGTGTGAAACTAGCATCAGTATCTGGTCCACTGTTTGTAGTAATAGACCATGGTGCTATCTCTCTACTACCTACCTTAATAGTAGTAGAAATTACAGCACTAAATGTAGCACTAGATTTATTTCTTATTTGTAACTCATCACCAAGTACAACTGATGTAGGGAATATACCCCAACTAGACCATGAACCATCACGTTTTCTTCTAACACCTGGTGCTGAACCAGTTGTAGTTACTAACGTAACAGGAACTTCTACATCAGTACCCAATCCAGTAATACCACCAGTAGGTTGTTGATCAGATTCAATTAAAGTATCTTCATCTTGATCAATCTTATTAGAAAATATAAAGGTATCAGGAGTAATTGATGGTAAATCACCTGTTTCAATTCTCCATATTGCTCCTCCTCCACCAGTACCAATAGTAATTACATTTGAAATAGCAGTATTAGCAGTTACTGGAGATCTCACCATCAACTGTATGTATTGAGTATTAGTAATTTGAGGTTGAGTTGAAGAGTCAACAAATGTTACTCCAGATAATACATTATACCCATCATCATTTGTAGTATAAGCACCAGTAGTTGATATACCAATCTTCGCACCATTATCACTAGATACTATTCCAAAATCATTCATACCCTGAATCTGGACTATATTACTATAGATATCACTATCTAATGGTCGATCTTCTAACCATAAAAAATTTGGTGCTGGATCTGGGAAATTTGGTGCTTGATCTTTAGTCCAAATAGTCCACTTCTCTGTCCTTGTACCAACGGTTAGATTAAGATAAGAATTTTGTGAGAAGCTAGCATTAGACTTTAATCTTACTTGTAATAGATCACCATTTGCAACAGTCCATCCAGTTGGGATCTCCCAATTACCCCATGTAGCGTTATTATTTTGACTTAACCTCTTGCGTCTTATTGCTACATCACTAATAGTTGGATTTATATGTGAAGTTGTTAGTCCTACTTGACCTTCTGTACCAGCAGTTAAACCACCAACAGTAACAACAGTTTCTCCTGCCCTAGTACCATCACCATAAGTGTAAAGAGTATCTGGTTCTGCCTTTTCTAATGTTGTAAATGTAAATGCGTCTGGAGCAAAATCTTGAGGAAGTGTGAGAATCCTCCAGACAGTAGTTTGTAGACCAACTTTTACTGTGATATTTTGACTACTATCCCATGCCGAAGGTGCTTTGAACCTAAAACGAACGGTTTGCCCCTCGGTAACAGTTGTTGGGGTATTTCCAAATTGATACGTAGTCATTTCTTATCTATAGGTATCGTAAATATTTAGGTTATACATCTGCAGTTAAAGTAGAAGGGAATGATCTACCATTACCCCATATAATTCTTACCACACCTTTACCACCAGCACCACCAAGGTTAGTAGGAGTGTTTTGCGGTCCAGTACCCACACCACCTCCACCTCCACCATAGTCTCCACCAGGACCACCAGTCACAGCGTCATAATAATTAGTACCATCATTTTGTGGAGTTGTTCCATTTGTTCCATTATTTCCACCTGATCCTCCTCCACCACCAAGCATGGTTCCACCATAAGTGTTATTAATTGGTGAATTAGAACCAGCAGCACTTTCACCATAATCACCTACTCCTCCTCCACCAGCACCACCACCAACTAAACCATTAGCAGAACCCCATCCACCAGCACCACCAGTTTCGCTATTACCATCTCCAGAATATCCACCAGCTCCACCACCACCACCGTATGTTCTAGCAGCACCTCCATTACCACCACCATCTCCAACAAAATCACCACCATCTCCACCATTACCTGTTCCTCTTTTACCACCACCACCTTTAACAGTAGTCGCATTTATAAAATATGAATCTCCACCATCAGTTCCACCAGAATTATTACCTTGTCCAGCAGCACCAACTACTACAGTATAAGATTGACCTGGTGTTACAGAAATACCATTCTTCCATCCAAGGCCACCGCCTCCACCACCTTTATGATCATCACCATCACCACCACCACCGCCACCAACTGCAACAACAGCAACATCATAAACATTAGCAGGTGCTGTCCAATTAAATGTTCCTGCTGTAGTATATGCTTCTTGACCACTAACAGATGTTGTATTACCACCGCCGCCGCCTCCAGAAATTGAACGAACATTCTGCCAAGTACCTGAATCATCAATTTCAACTTTAATTGGATAATCTGCTTTAATTTCAACTGGTAAATCAATATCATCAACCAATAGTGAATTTGTCTCTGTATCTGGTGATATTACTGGTTCATCATCTGGTGGTACTGGACCTGAATCTGGAATATTAATCAAATCAGGTGTCATATCATTTAATGTGGAAATCGTAGGAGTAGTAGCAGTTGTAGTAGTAACTCCATTAGTTGCTGAAATTGTATACTTTACTGCATCTAATGTTGAAACAAGTCCATTATAAGTATTAGCCCAGTCAATTGTATCTGTTACAGTAGTATTCTGATTTACATTGAGAGATGTTGTTGTCATTTGAGTAATAACACCATTAATAGTATAATACCTGTATAGAGTAACAACAGTAGAATTAGTACTATTATATGTTAATGTTACATTAGTTCCAAATGGCAATGGATTTGGTGAAGCACTAATACTAGCAGTAGGTGCTGGTACCACAGTAAGAGTAACACTATCACTATCACTACCACCACTTCCACTAACGCTAATAGTATATGTGGTAGTGGATGTTGGATTTACTGTAGTATTTGAACTTAATGGAACACTTCCAATACCTTGGTTGATAGTAGCAGAACTAGCATCTCCAGTTGTAGCCCAGCTTAATTGTGTAGAAGATCCTACAGGAATACTACTAGATGCTAACGATATATTTGTTTGTGGTGGTGTATAAACAGTTACAGATGTAGTAGCAGAAGCAGTCTTACCACCATTTGGTACTCCATTAACATTTAAAGTATATGTTTGATTTGATGTAGGATAAACAACCTTCGTACCACTACTTACTGGTGATATAGCATAGTTTATCGGACTAATGGTACCAGATACAGCATAATTTGTATTCCATGTCAATGTACTAGATTGTCCTGCTATTATTGAACCTGGACTAGCACTTAAAGAAGCAGTTGGTTGATCATAGGTGCACCCCTGATTAACATTAGCACTAGAATTATAATTATTGGCAGTTGTATCCATGCAACCATATACAGTATAGTTACATTGTCCATTATCTCTAGTTGCAGCAGGGTTGTAGTTTGTTGCTGATGGATCCATACATCCCCAAATATATGTACATGATCCATCATCTGTATTACACCCATTCGTACATGTATTCTCTGCTACTGGATCTGTACATCCATATATGGGACATGTACCAGCACCCAACCAGTGATGATGTATTCCATATTCACCATTTTGCACACCAGCATTATAGATGTATAGAAAAAGTGGAGTGTTGTAAGTAGAATTAGCACCATTTCCACCATCAACAAATGAATTACCACCTTGAGAAGGAGGTGCTGGATTAGTAAAGACACCATACCAATAGTATAAACCACCTGCTTCAGCATTCCTTTTAAACGCCCATTGGTACCAATAGTTTATAGAGTCATAAACCCAATTACTTCCATCAGAGAACCAACTGTATTGATTTACACAAATACCAGTTCCTGGGTATTGACTAGTATAATTTCCTCTATAATACTTACCCCATGCGAATCCCATTTATCGTACCTATTAGAATTTGATTATATAATGAACCATAATAAATGGTGTTACTACTTGATTTAGAACATCCATATTTGTTATATCAACATCAATATATGATTGCATATCATCTAAATTAAGATTTGTAGTACCATACTTATAAGTAAAATTAGAAGCATAACTTTCTGGTCTAGTTAATGCATGCTCATGTCCATCAGTAGATTTTGGTGTATTTGCATTAGTATATTGTATTTCATTACCAGCAAAAGCATTAACATTTACAAATGGATTACCTGATGTTCCTTCTCCACCACTACTTTTTCCATCACCATCAATTTTGGCATTTCCAGTATAATTTAAAACATGGTGGTTATCTGTTGTCTCGTGAGCATGTCCTTGAAATTGATCAAGTTGCATTATATGCTTATTAGATTTCCTGATCATATTATATTTGATATTTCCATTAAAAGGAATATCAAGGTCAGCATCAATTTGCATATATCCATTATAATTGCAGTTAATTCTACTACCAACATTACTACTTGCTTCTACCTCAACACCAACTCTATTAACATTTGGTTTATTTTCTTTAGTTGTGCCAGCATATGTTCCAGTACCTCTACCACCAACCATTACTTTAGATCCTAGATCTGGTACTTGGAACGATCCAAGATCACCTGTTTCTAAATCTGGATTTCTTAACTGTACATTATCTTTCTTAAATCTGCACTCATCACCAACACCAAGTGTCTGTGCTAAACAATAATAATCTTTAGCATTGTATACTCGACCATCACAAGCCAAAAATCCTGCAGGGAGATTTTCCTTAAATATTGGATTCAAAGGATCTTTATCCAATAGGACACCTTCTAAAGCATTTTGTTGAATAGTTCCAACTATTCCACCATAAAATGCCTTCTGTCTAGCGTAATTAGTAGATTTGGATTTTGCCATTAGTATGCTCTGATGATATAAACACAAGTCATTTGTGGTTGTGCTACATTAAAATCTATTTGTAGGGCATTTTTATTTTCAGCATTGCCCAGAAAATCTGCCTGTGTTGGTATATTTACATTAGCAATAACACTAGTTGATGCTCTTAATCTCGAACTATCAAATTCAACATCAAATGAATCATGATCATGTGGAACGATAGAATCATTCGAATCTGACAATGGATTAGTAAAATTATATCCAGTATTACTCATCATAGTACTACGCAACTGATTCTCACCATATGCCATTTCTGAATTAGCAACATCTACTGTTCCACCTGGTAAGTATGGTAATGTAGTTGTACCTTCTGGTAAATAATAATTTCTGTAACCACTAGGAACTTTTTCTCCATTAGGACTTCCAGTAGTACCATATTTGTATGATGTTGCATCATCTATTCTAGGTCCATTAGGATGAGTATCTGTTACTTTAAATAATTTTTCAGAAATTGGACTATCAGTAACCCACAATGGTTTCAAATCAGATGGTGGTGGTGTAGACTCAACCTTTGCTAAAACAACCCCCTTCGCACCATTATCAAGACCACTATTAAAAACTGTATCAACAGTATTCGTGTCATCTGGCCACCATAATTGATACAAATTATTCTGTGATCCATATGTAGTACCAGTATATGGTTCTCCTGGTGCTGATGATGGATACCAATTCACTGAAGAAGGTGGTTCATATTCATCTCCATCATTATATCTATCACCAACACTTATACCTGGAGCAGTAAATTTAGTTGCTGTCTGCTGCCATGGACCTTGATTATTATTATATGCACCTTGATCATCATCAGTCCAACCCCAATAATATGTATCACCTACAGTCTGACCCCATTGGTTGTCAACAGCATGGAATCTTACAGTATAGTCTACTTCACCATAAGGTATAACACCACGTCCTGGTAGTGTTGTACTATTTTGTACTATAGTAGGATATGATCCAGTATGTGCATGTCTTGGTACATGCCTTCTACCAAGTTTCCTTGGTGCTATGTAAATTGTTTGATACCCGTCACCATCTTCTTTGGTGTGACCAGTAATCTTTCCTTGATATCCCGTAGAATCAGTAGTTTCATCAAGAGTGAATACTACATCAGTATAAACATCAGTAAATGCTACAGTAATAGATTGACTCTCGTGTGTACCTATCTTATTTTGTAACAATAATCTTGCATCAGCATCCTCATCAGCATTTCTACCAGTAGGTGAACCACCACCAGCAAAATATGCATCCTCCACATCCATCAGTGCTTTCTGATTAAGATCTGGCAGTCTAATTGTGCCTGTATATGCTGGAAAACTACCAGCAAACGAGCTAGTACCAGTATTATACGTGTCACCAATAGTTTGAGTTAATAAAGGATATGCTGCAGCATTTGCAAACTGCCCATCACAAACAACCCAACCTTTAGGGATAGAAGTTATACCTCCACCCCACGGCATAATTGTACCAATAGCTGCTCCTTTAGCAGTTTTAGATTCTTGATAAAACATTTATACTTCTATGAGATACCAACCTGTTTTTGATGTAGGAGCAGCAGTACCACCATCAGGTGTACTATTTCCTACGTATAACAATGCAAACCCAGCAAATGGAGTTTGAACAACTAGTTCACCACCATCATAAGAACTCAAGTCAGCAGTATTACCTGATAACATTGCTTGTCCTGTGTTATCACTAGCATTTTGTACCTTAATATTTGTTGCTGCTCTAACAACCAACGACATATTATATGTTAAGAGTCCACCTATATCTATGATACGAATCATATCACCGATTAATGGATTCTGTGGTAGTTTAACAACTGTATTCTGTGAAACATCTAACACATAATTTGTATTAACTTTTGCATCAACCTCAAAGTCAGCAGAGTATTCCCACTTTCTACCACCTGTCTGGGTGAAGTAGTTAGAGATACCAGCAATATTAACAGCACCGTCATTCTCAACACTGAAGATCTTATTGCCTCCAGAATTAATTGTTAGATCACC